TGTTTGAATTTAATTGAAGATTTTGCATTTTACAACTGTTATGGATTAACTGGTAATTTGACAATTCCGAGTTCAGTTACTACAATTGGATATGTTTCATTTATAAATTGTTCCGGATTAATTGGGGATTTGATAATACCAAGTTCAGTTACTACAATTGCAAACATTGCATTTCAAGACTGTACAGGATTTAATGGTAATTTAATAATCCCTATTTCAGTTACTTCAATTGGAAATTTTGCATTTTGCAATTGTTCAAAATTAACTGGTAATTTAATAATTCCAAATTCAGTTACATTAATTAGAAATAGTACATTTCAGAATTGTTCTGGATTAACTGGTAATTTGATAATACCGAGTTCAGTTACTTCGATTGGAGATGCAGCATTCGCAGGATGTACTGGATTTAATGGAAATTTGACAATACCAAATTCAGTTGTTTCCATTGGGAATTCTGCTTTTTATACTTGTTCAAAATTAACTGGTAATTTGATAATACCGAGTTCGGTTACTTCAATCGGGAATCTTGCATTTATTGGATGTACTGGATTTAATGGAAATTTAACAATACCAAATTCAGTTGTTTCCATTGGGAATTTAGCCTTTTATAATTGTTCTGAGTTAATTGGAAATTTAATAATACCTAGTTCAGTTACTTCAATTGGAGATTCAGCATTTTACAACTGTTATGGATTAACTGGTAATTTGACAATTCCGAATTCAATTACATTAATTAGAAATAATACATTTCAGAATTGTTCTGGATTAACTGGTAATTTGATAATACCGAGTTCAGTTACTTCGATTGGAGACGCAGCATTTTCAGGATGTATAGGGTTTATTGGTAATCTTACAATTCCAAATTCAGTTACTTCAATTGGAAATTCTGCTTTTTATACTTGTTCTGGATTAACTGGAAATTTGACAATTCCGAGTTCAGTTACTTCAATCGGAAATCTTGCATTTATTGGGTGTACTGGATTTAATGGAAATTTGACAATACCAAATTCAGTTATTTCCATTGGAGATTTAGCATTTTACAATTGTGTAGGGCTGATATTAATTAACAATATGAGATCAACTCCACAAATTATATTTTCAAATACATTTTATAATGTAAATAAAACAATACCACTTCACGTAGCAGTAGGATCACTAGCATCCTATCAAGCTGCACCATATTGGAATGAGTTTACTAATATTATTGCAGATTTATAAATTTAAAATACACACATTATGAAAAGTTTATTTCAATTATTACTGGATTGGTTATTTCGAAACTTAGTGAATTTTGCAAAATGGTCGCTGAGCATGGCCGGTGGTTTCCTGGTTATGATTAAGCCGACATTCCCATTTATACTTATTTGCGTTGTCTTTATTATTTTCGACTGTTGGTCGGCAAGGGATTTAGCAAAACGCATGAAGAAAGCTGGTCATAATACAAATGCTAAAGTAAAGAGTAATAAACTATTTAAGGCGTTTACCACTGGAGTATTAGCAATGGCTGCCATAGTACTTGCATTTGTGATTGAGAAATACATACTTACTATGTATTCAAATCTCTATCTAGCTAATTACACGGCATTGGTATTTTGCGGCATTCAGTTCTGGTCAATAACCGAAAATGCAAGTTCATGTAATGGTTCGAAATGGGCTGCAATTGCTCAAAAGTTCATGGTGGATAAAACTGAACGCCATTTAGATATTGATTTGTCGATATTAAAAGATAAGGAGGATACAAAATGAAAGAATTGCTACCTCTAGTTTGGAATGAAGCTGCAAGTTTCAAAATTGAATCACCAGCAGTAATGGCATTTCTATCGGCCGAAACAGGAGGAAAAGGCTTCGACGATGTAACAGGTAAAATTATTATTCAATTTGAACCTAGCTGGTACAGAAAGCGTGCACCTTATGCACCTTCCGGAGCATGGTCGCTTAATAAGGTTGAAGTTCAACGCAAAGAATGGTTGGCCTTTAATGACGCATTCAGCAAGAACAAAACGGCAGCCATGGAAGCCACAAGTATTGGCATTGGTCAAATACTAGGTTTGCACTGGAAACGCCTTGGTTATGAAAGTGTAAACGCCATGTGGGACGATGCAAAGAAAGGAATCGATCGCCAAATTTGGCAGATCTGCAAGTTTATCGACACCGATAAGGAGTTGAAAGCTGCTATTATTGCTCATAACTGGCATATTGTAGCAACGCTTTACAATGGAGCTAAATACAAAGAAATGGCTATAATTTGGAAGCGAGAACCGTATGATATTACTCTAGCAAATGCTTATTTAAAATTCAAATAGATCATGAAAAAAATACTAAAACCCTTTCTTGTCTCATTCTTCAGCATGTGGATAAGTGCAATGCTACTATTGTTTGTAATCGTTTTCTCGGGTTGCTCCAGCACTAAAAAAGTGGAGAAAGCCAAAGTAATCGAATCGGTTGCTTCCAGTGTGGATTCAAAAACCGATCAGTCGAAAACCGAAAGCCTAAAAGTTACGGACAAAACTGAAAAAATTACGGACAAATCGTTAATGCAAATAGAAAATGAAACTAATGCATTGGAAACGCGTATCACAGAATACGACACCGATAAGCCTATTGTTATTGGTACTTATAAACCACCGGTGAAATCTGAAACGATTACGACTAGTAAAAGATTGTCCCAAAAAGATACTGAATATTTGGACAATTCGAAAGAAAAAACAACTTCCGACGCGGCTTATACGTCACAATTGGAAGCAAGCATTAAGCTACTACAGTCAGAGAATGCAAAACTTGTCAGTGAGGTCAGTAATAAGGAAACAACTTCAGTAACCTGGTGGAGATGGTTCTTGGCCGGTATGTGTATACCGGTGGCTATTGGTTTACTTGTAAAATTTGGTGCTTTTTCGAAATTGTTTGTTTTTGTCCTGAAGATATTTAGGGTTAAGTCATAGTTTTTGTTTTTTTTACATAGTATAGATTTTTAAAAGAGGAAGAATGCCGGGCTTGTGAAAGTCGGGCATTCTGTTTTTTATGTCCTTTTAAAAAGGTGGTAATCTGACGAAATTTGTATCGTAAAATAATATTTATATGGAAAATAGTACGCCAAAAATAATGACAGTAGAGGAGTTCAATGACCGTATAAAGTCATGGACCGTAACAACCAGGTCGAAGATGGCCGGCAATGCTCCAAAGGCTTCCGGTGAATTGGCTTCTACTCTTTCAAATTCATATAAAAGGAATTTCGGACATATTTCTACTATCAATTTCAATTTTCTCCGTCGTGGGGTATTTCGTCATTATGGGGTTGGTCGTGGATATATTCGTCAAGGTAATTCTGTCATTCGTGGTAGTCATAACCCTAAATCAAAAATAGATCTAAGTACCGGATTTAAGCGGTCAGCGGATGATTGGTTTGATGTAGAAATCCGAACCGGTCTGGTACAAGTTGCTGATATAGTTCAGGAGTTTTATGGTGATATGGCCATGAATCAAATACTTGAGAAAATTGATAAATTTTTAATTCAAAAAACGAGCAAAAATGGCTGATAAAATAGCAAAACGTGGCGTCTCGATTTATATCGATGGTAAAGAGGTAGCTAACTCTGTGAAGGCAATATCCGGAGAAATGAAAAAGCTAACGAATGAACAGTCAAAAATGACCATGGGAGCTGATAACTATGTAGCTCATGCAAAGAAAATTGAATACCTGAAGTCATTACTCGTTGAACATAAAGATTATCAGAAACAAATTGCCAAGGAATATAGCAATATGGAGAAAGCTGCCGATAAGTATTCGAAAAATACTGAAGGCGGTTTTTCAAGACTAGCAAACGGGTTTAATAAGTACTTCGCCATTTTTACAGCCGGTCTTGCAGCTGTTACCGGATTGACGCTTGGACTTAAAAAGTTCATGGATATGCGGAATGAGCTTGAGCAAAGTTCCGCTAACCTGAAAGCCATTACCGGACTAGATGATAAATCGGTGGCTTGGATGCGTCAGTATGCCAAAGAACTTAGTACTACTACCACCGAGGCGGGCGTACGCATCACAGCTACTTCCAAAGAAATCATGGACGGTTTCACCGTTATCGGATCCAAGCGTCCGGAACTATTGAAAAACAAAGAGGCTATGGCCGATGTGACTAAACAAGCATTGACATTGGCGGCCACCGGAGTTCCAGTCGAAACGGCATTCGAAGTGGTCACTGCTTCTATGAATCAGTTCAACCTTACGGGTAAAGATGCTACTCGTATTATCAATTCCATTGCAGCCGGTTCATTGGAAGGATCTGCTGAAGCTGACAGCTTAGCCGGATCGCTTAAGAACGTTGGTACAGTAGCCAACGATAGTAATATGACCATGGAAGATACTGTGGCCATGCTTGAGGTACTAGCCAGCAAACAACTGGTAGGAGAGGAAGCCGGTACAAAACTTCGTGGTGCATTATTGAAATTGAAAGAAGCCGGAGTTGGTTATGCTTCAGGTCAGTTTAATGTGCGTGATGCCATTATTGAAGTCAATAAGCAAATGGATAAAAAAGCAAATGCGTTACAACGTGATGCACTTTTGCAAAAGATATTTGGAGCCGAAAATGTTACTGCAGGAACTATTCTTCTTCAAAATGTAGATGCTTATGATAAACTACGTGTTTCGGTAACCGGTACCGATGTAGCTATGCGTCAGGCAAGAATTCAGACATCAACCATTACGGCACAAATGGCCCAAGCACAGAACCGTTTCAATGAGTTGGGAATGGAACTGGTGAAGAATCTAAACCCTGCCATGCTAAAGGCTACTAATTTCGGAACTAACTTTATGAAATTGCTGATGCAATTACCTACGTTTTTGAAAGAAAACAAGGTTAGTATAGTTGCATTCGTAGCCGGATTAACAGCTTATCTCACTGTTGTAAATTTGTCAAACATGGCTACTAAGGCTAGATTAGCTTTAGCAGTAATTGAAAAGGTAGCTGATTATCTAAAAATTGTAGCTCTTCGTACTCGTATTGCATTGACCGGACAGGCTACAATTGCCGAACTTCGATTATTGGCTGCTCAAAATGAGCTCAATGCCTCTATGATGAAAAATATATGGGGATTGGTTGCAGCTGCTATTGCTATTGCTACTGTTTATTTGATTTCGTATTTGAATAAAGCTAATGAGCTTACTGAAGCGCAGAAAATAGCCAACGGTGTGATGGAAGATTACCGTAATAATTTTGCTGAAAACTCAAAAGCTGTCATGGAAGAAAAGGCTCAGTTGACCGGCTTAGTTACAGCAATTATAAATACTAATGATAATCAGGCCACTCGTAACCGATTAATTGACGAACTAAACGCTAAATATCCCGGCTTCATTTCCTTTATTGATAAAGAAAAAGTAACTAATGAATTGCTTGCACAGGCACTGGCCGATGTAAATGAGCAATATGACCTAAAGTTACGTTCTGTGGCGCTCAACTCAAAAAGTCAGGCTTACGAGCAAGCTTCGGTGAAAGCCATGCAACGTCAGATTGAAATTCAAAACGAATTGAATAAACTTCGATCACAACCACAGAATGACAATGAGGCAAAAATAAAAGCATTGGAAGATGAAGATCGCCAATTATCTGCTAATATAAAAAGCTACGAAAATGCTTCATCCACTTTTCGTGCGAATGCCGCCAAAAATGACGAAGAAGTAAAACGAATGAATACTTCAGGATATTATGATGGATTAATGAATGAGGCCAAAAAAATGATGAAACTGAAATCAGAACTAAGAGATAACTCTGAAAAAGGTTCATCGGAATGGAATTTTTACAATAAACAAGTAGCTGAAGCAAATGCTGCCTTTAAATATGCTCAATTGAAATATATTGAAACAAAGAAGTTGGAGAAAGCGAATAAGCCTACATCAGATACCCCTTCTACATCCGGAGGAACTTCATCGCCTGATAAAACTGCAGTACAAAAAAAGAAGATTGACCAGGCTATGCAGGAACTTGAAAATGATAACCTGAAAAAAATAGCTGCTATTAAACAACAGTATATTGATGGTGACATTAAAACCGAATACGATTATAATCAACAGTTATTGGATCAACAGGATAACTATGATAGTTTGCGTAAGAAAAAGCTTCAGGAGTTGTTGAAAGTAATTACGGATCCCGGTCTAAAATTGGATCTGAATAAACAAATTGCTGAAATTGATAAAAAGGCACTAGATAGACAGATTGAGCAAAATAACAAGATCAAGAAAATACTATTGGACGCTGATCCGATTAAATCGGAAAATCAATCATATTCTAATCGCCTTCGTGAATTAGGTCTTTTTGGTGTTGATAAAGAAAAAATGACGGCTGATCAGTTGGAAACGTTACGTATTTTAGAAGAGCAACACAATGAGGCAATGCGTAAGCTGTCAACAAAACAGGCTGTTGTAGAGTTGAAAAATCTTGATAAAGAGCAACAAGATGCTGAAAAAATGTTGGCAGATGAACGGTTGACCACTCAAATGAGTGAACAGATCTATAAAGATAAAATGATTTCCCTGGAGTTGAGTTTTATGAGGCGTAAGCTTGCAATACAAGGATTATCTGCAGATGAAATTGACAAAATTACTAAGCAGATCAATCAGAAGTTAATTGATAACTCAGAAACAACGTATCAATTAATATCATCATTCAAGGAAAAGTATGGTCTTGATGAACTTAGTAGATTTAAACTGCAGAAAGAAACTGAACTTAAAATTCTGCAAGAGTATGTAAATAAAGGGCTAGTATCTGAAAAGGATGCCACTAAGGTTCGCAGGATTTTAGCTGCAGAAGAATTCGAAGTAAATACAAAAAACTTCAAAGATACTGCAGGTGCTATCTCGGATATTTCAGGAGTGTTCTCAAATGCTCTGCAGGGATTCCAGTCGGCCGAAGAAAAATCGATAGAGACAAAGTATCAAAAACAAATTGATGCTGCACAAAAAGCCGGCAAAGATACTACTAAAATAGAGGCTCAAAAAAACAAAGAACTTGCCTCTATAAGGGCTAAAAATGCCGATGCTGAATTTGCGCTTCAGGTTGCACAGATAATTGCTACAACTGCAGTTGCTGCTATTAATTCATTTGCAGCTATGTCTAAAATTGGTGGTCCTATATTGGGTGGTATTGCTGCCGGTGCTGCAGTTGCATATGGTGCGTCTCAAATTGCCGTGGCTGAGTCAGCACGTGAAGCAGCAAAAGAAGGATACTACGATGGTGGTTACCACACACCGGAAGGCTATACTGGTGGAACTGATCCTCGAGAGGTTCGTGGTGTTTTCCCTGATGGACAGCCATATCACGGTGATGAGTTTATTGCTACTCATAAAACTACCCGTAACCGTGAGATTCGACCAGTACTTGATCTGATTGATAGTGCACAGAAATTGGGTACAGCTTCCAGTCTTACTAGGGCAGATATATCGAAAGCCTTACGATTATCTCCAGGATACTATGATGGCGGATATCGTAATTCTAATACGCCGTTATCACCAAAATATTCTGATGATCCAACTGCACAATATTTGTCAGATGTAGCTAATTCGCTTAACCGGTTGAATGATCACCTAGATAAAGGAATTAATGCAAAGGCTCCAATTTATTTACATGGGAGTGATGGCTTAGTTCAAAAAATTAAAGAGTATGAAACCCTTTTAAATAATTCAAAACCATGATTGAATTTTATATTGAAAACGAAGGATTATATAATGAGGTAATTTTACCGGATGATTTTTCGTTTACATGGATTGAAAACAATCCTGAAATAAATAATGAAGGTGATTTTACACTGGATATGACTGTATCATTAGAAGTGGCACAGAATAAAATAGCATTCGGGATGATCGATAGATTAGCAAATACTTCTATAACTATATCTGCAAATGCAAAAATAGTAGAGGATGGTGTAACTCGTTACGGAACTATGACTATTTCAAAGCCTACAGATTTAAATGTTTCGTTTCAATTTCTATCAGGTAATTCAGAACTGAATTACCTGGCTAAGAGTGAAGATAAAATCTACACTCTTAATTGGGGTGAGGAACTAGAAATTACCGTTGAACGGGCACTGGATTCGATTAATAACTGGCATTGGACGAATAAATTTGTATGTTGCCCGGTTAAGGCTGGTACTTCAATACTGAATGAATATAATTTAGACCTCACTGCAGTAACAGATGGGCTTATCGTTATGCAACCTTATCTATTGTATTATATAACAAAACTTCCTGAACTCCTTGGTTATACAATGGGTGATAATGTTTTGTTGGCCGATGAACGTGCACAACGAATGTATCTTGTAAATCCGGTTGATTCGTTGAAATATGCTGACTGTTTGCCTGATATGACAATCAGAGAATTTATAAAAGCAATTGAGGATTTTTTCAATGTAAGTTTTATTGTTTTAGGGCAAACAAAAACATTGTCTATTGTGCGGACGAAAACTGAAATGGCTACTAAAAAACGGGTCAAAATTACTCCTATAAATGGTTTTGAACGTGATCTGTCGGATGACTCTTCAGCGTTTAAATTTGGATATACAAAAATATCATACAATTTGCCAGGAAGTAATTACTTCAGTTATCACCGACTTGCAGATGATATTGTAGCTAAATGTACTATCGAAGAATTTTTTAATATTCGTCCGGAAGGATATACTACTGATAAATTAAACATTTTAAGAAATACGGCTGATAAAAGGGATTGGATAAATACTTCAGCTAAACACGAATTTCCAGGTTATCAATTAATGTTCCCAGGAACTGGTATAGTTTATTATTCATATAATGTGAATAGACTTGCCGACTATGGAACTTCGTCAAAAAATGTGCTTTCGCTAAATCTTACTCCTTCAGCTATATATAAAGGAACTCAAAAAGCTATTGATTATGCCGATAATAATTCTACATTCAATGTCCATTATACAATGCCTGAGAGTTCTAATAGTTATTTGCTTGTTGAAAATAAGACTATATTTGAGATGATTGAAGGTGATAAAGGTGATATTGTTCGTTCAAGTAATTTGGAAGTGTGTATGTATTCCGGAAGGTTTAAGATAGAAAAGTCATTTACTGGAAGTCATAGTGGTACATTAATCCGTAATTATGTGAATTATCCATGTTCAAATATTGATTTACCTCAGTGGGAGGATGGAGGTGTCTATTATGAAATTATTGATCCACTTCCGGCATTTAAAACAATGAGACTAGTAGGTGATGATGGTGTAGTAGCTGATTACCGTCCGGAAGTACTTATTGATCCCTCTCTGAAATATATATTTTACTTTGAAGATCGTCCGGATCGTAATGTAAATTGTATATTCTATGTTGAATCTGCTTACTATATGCCAATTTCAATTGAACATATAAAAACAAAAAAAAGTAGATCCTCATTACTAAAAGGAACATTCTACCGAATGCTTGAGTAAAACAGATCGCCGTACAAAAGTTCAATTGTACGGCGATTTATGATTATTTGAAGATGTCGAAACAATTAATGCTCCGTTCTTTTGATTTTTCTAGCACATGTGCATAAATGAGTGTCTCACGTATATCAGAATGACCTAGAATATCCCTGAGCGAATTTAGATCCTTTGTTTTGTCAAGATAGAAAGTTGCAAATGTATGTCGACCGGTCTTGTGTGTTACCGCCTTTTTTATTTCTACCTTATCCATTTTTACAATCTCTTTCAAAAATCGATTCATGGTTTGGTCTGCCGGAAGATTCTCGAATACTAATCCTTTTTTTCTATGTCCAACAATCTCACCGAGTAACTTCCGGAGCGATAAAGACATTGGTACCGTTATCGGTTCAGGTTTTGAGTTTCTTAGTTTTACTCTGTAATAGGTGAATGAAACATTGGTAAACTGTTCTATCTTCATTGCTTTAGCGTCACCAACATGCTGCGAGCTGAAGCACATGTATAAGAAGAATTGAAGTGTTTTATAGAACTTTAGTTCCAGTTCTCCGGCACGGTATAATTTCAATAGCTTTTGCAGCTCCGATTCCTCCAAATAGGTGTAATTTGCTTTTGTTCGTAAAATATGAAAGTCGTCAAACGGATTTTCATCCATATATCCAGCCTTACATGCTGCTTTCACATATTTACGAACTACCGATAAGTTCTTATAGGTTGTATTCTCATTATTCTTTATCTTCTTTCGAAGATGTGAATAGAAATCAGCCACAAAATCAAGCGTTATGTCGTCGAAATGCAAGTCGGGTGAGTAAGCCTTCAGTTTCTCTAATACAGTGGCATGAGTGGCAAGCGTAGCGCTTTCAACACGATTAGATACTGACTTACGCTTGTATTCATCACAAAAAGCGTAGAAATTATCAAAGTCATCCGGCCGGTTATACGACTTTTTAAAAGCTGCCCTGGTCAATACTTTATTCCGGAGGCGATACTTCACAATTACGTCGTTTACACGAGCCAGAATCTTCTCCAATATCAGATTCTTATCAGATGCTTGCTTATCTGCAGTACTTATTCGCATTTTATCCGGATTCCAGTGCTTAGCCAGACACTGAACTTTAGTCGAAAAATGTTCTTTTTCGCGATTTACATAGAAACTCACGTATATGAATCCGGTTGTTTTGTCTTTTCCTTCCGCTCTGTGGTATAATTTTATTGTAATCATAGGTCTGCTTTTGTATTGATTGGTCTACATTTAGGTCGAAAGTTCAATTATATGCCTTATAGAGTCGTATTCGTAATTAGTTGGTATATAGCCAAAACGCAAAAGCTCACAGTCTAAAAGACTGTGAGCTTTTTGGTAAATGAGGTTCGTGGCGGATTCGAACCGCCGTAATCGGTTTTGCAGACCGGTGCCTAGCCACTCGGCCAACGAACCTTGTTTTTGGGACTGCAAAGATAGTATAATTTTGTATCTTTCCAAAGCTTT